TACCATCATCAATTCCATCATCAATTGATTTGTTTCGGTCTCGGTCATAATATTCAGGAGTGTGTTCGTAATTGTCCATTTTCAATTCATCATAAAGTAAACTCCAAGCATTGATCATTATATCAGGCAATCTCCCCGTCGTCAACAGGCATATTAAAGTCCGAGTCAACCTTATCATATAGTTCCAAGAAAGCTTGTTTGGTTTCATCATCAAATCGATTTACGCAAACTTGGATTGCTTTTGCCTTATCTTGGAAAATGCTATAGGCACGGATAATGTGAACCAAACGACGAGTGCTGATGATCTCATCAATACCACCATCATAGAAAGTCTTGCGGATGATGTCACCCCAATCTACAAGACGCTTACAGAAGTCACGATCTTCTACACCAAGATCCAGAGAAATGCCCTCAAGAATTTTTTGTTCAATGGCAGGAGTGGGATACTCTTGCTCAAAGGTCACAGGAAAACGCTCAAGGAATGCCTCATTCAAAACATTAGTACCGATGAAACGACCATCATCAGAACCCTTACCTTTAGTATTAGCAGTAGCAATCACATTAAAACCAGCAGCAGGTTTAATGAACTTACCAATCTTTTTCAGAAACACTCCCTTACCTTCAAGAATGGATTGTAGGCATAGGATTTTATTGGATGCAAGGTCAATCTCATCAAGGAGCAAGACTGCACCTCGTTGAAGTGCCTCAATAACGGGGCCATTATGCCATACAGTGGCACCATCTGTGAGACGAAAACCACCAATAAGGTCATCTTCATCAGTCTCAATAGTAATGTTTACACGGATAAGTTCTCGTCCGAGTTGAGCACATACTTGCTCAACAGAGAACGTTTTACCATTACCAGAAAGACCAGTAATGAATGTTGGATAGAAAAGACGGGATTGAATAATTTTTTTAATGTCACCAAAATTACCAAACTTGACGAAGGTATCATCTTTTTCTGGGATAAGGTTTTTTTCTACGGAAGACAATGCTGCAGGTGCCTGATATGTGCGTTCGATTTCCTCCACTTTTTGTTGAGTGACTTCAAGATTCCACTTACCACGTCCCACTTTATAATCGGAAAGTTTATTGGTGATAGTCTGATAGTTGGTGCCATTCATTGCACACCAAGCACGAATATCACCAGTAGTCACAGACTCACCATAAAGTTCTTGAAGAGAAGTGCGGATATAGTCAGCAGAAAGAGTCATGATGTTGCTTTGTTCGTTTCAACTGAAGTTATTATAGTATAAAAAAAGAGGTCTTGCGACCCCCATAGACAGTTTACTCACTGGCACAAGTAGTCTTCCAACTCTTGTATCAATCTCTTCTTAGAGTGTCTTCTGTCTAACTCAATACCGACAGTTCGACCATATTCCTCAATCTCTTTCTTACTCATATCATGAAATGATACATCACTTTCATATGGGATGGTTTCTACAATTTCTTCTTCTATTACTTCCTCATAATTTGTAGAATCCTCACCAACAATAGGAGACTCTTCAACCTCCACACATTCTTCTACTACAGGTTTTGGTGTGGGAGTTGGAGCAGGTGCTGCTTTTTTACCTCCCACTAAATCTCCAAATCTAGACATTTGTTTTACCTATTACTTATAAAAATATTTATCAGGCAATAAGGTCTACAAACTCATTTAGAATTTTCTTATTCATTTTTTTATTTTGAAGGCTCTTCATAAATGACTTTTTAATCTGTGCTTTTGAGGCATCTTCATCTACATTAAATTCAGACTCACTTGCAAGAGCATTTGCAGAAAGACCAAAGTAAGTATGATATCCAGACGTTTTAATTGCAAATGCCTTTTCTTTCTTGAATTGAATCTTAATCTTCTCATTCATATCAGAGTTACCAGAGGTATAACGACGAATAAAAGAACTAGCATCACCTGTTGAGAGAACACGAATACCAATGAAGTTTGTATCTACAAAGTTATCCTTAAGATTTTCGAGAAGAACATCAGTCATATCATACCAACTATCACCCAGATTATAAGTATTACCAGTCTTACGATCTCTCAAGAAGCAGTTTGCTCCAATGTGTGCCGTGCCCATAAAAGGTTCAGATTCCCAGTGACGTTGCACTTGACGATGATATTTAAGAGAACATCCTTCACCATCAGTCAGCACAACACATTGTACTTTCTGGAGTTTATTCTCTTTCTTAAATTGTGGAATAATTTGATGAAGTGAGATCATTGTCTCATTTAAAGGAGTGCCAGAGAGATCCATACCTACAGGAATCTTATACATTGCATAACGACTAAAACTCCATGCAAGACGGAAAATATGCTTTATTTGATTTTCAAAGTTTTTGGTATTGACTTTGTGAGTTAGAATGTTCATCATAGAGAACCACTCTCCAACCTGTATCAATCCATCTTTTTTCTCATAAGAAAGTTCACGAATAACTGCTTCACCATTTTCATCTATGGATAGTAGAGGATAGTCATTAGTAAAAGCATAAACATCAAAAGGAATACCAACTTTTTTACAGAACCACACCAAGTTACAAAGTTGTTTTACAGTGTCTAGCATAACTTTTCCCATAGAACCAGACCAGTCCAGAACAAACACCAAACCGTGATTCTTACCATCGGCAAGAGTGGTTACTTTCTTGAACAAATCCTCATTGTATTTGTAAGTATGAAGTTTAGTGCAATCAAGAACTCCAGTACGTGCGGTTGTAGCACGTGCATAAGAATTTGCCGATTTACGACATTCAAACTCTTTCACAAGATAATTTACTTCTTTCTGTGCTGACTTCTTAAACTTGAGGAACTCAGCATCAACGTGATCAAAAACAGTTTTATCGTAATAATTATCCCAAAGTTCATGACAAGCACTATGAATTGTTGAGTTTGGAACAACAATCTTTTCCAAATCTACTTTTGGCATCTCAAGATATACATTCTCAATACCATTCATATTCACAAGATCTTTAATGGATTCCTCAAGAGAATTCATAGTGTTGACTTGAGGTTCTGCATTCTTTCCAGAATTTTGATCATAACTTGTAGTTTCTAAGTCAGCATTATCTTTTTCGGCAGTACCACCATAGGAATCATTTTCATCAGATTTTTCCTGACCTTCTTCATCAGAATCATTAGATTGCTGTTGTTCAGAAGAACCTTGACCTTGTGATTCCAGGGAATCCATATCAGTCTTAGTCTCCGTATTCATCTGGTCTTGACAATACTTGTAGAGTGCCTGTGCAGCAATCAGAACATCATCAAAATCTTCACAACCCTCAATCATACGGACGATTGACATCTCAATGTCTTGACCGAAGGGAATATCAACAAAATTTCCAATCTTAAAATAAAGATTTACACGATCAGCAAGATTCATCTTGCTGATATCTTCACACTCAATACCAAAGAAATCCTTATCGGAAAGGTCACTATAACCACGATAGAAGGTCTTGGAAATACCAGCATAACGACGCTTCATCATCTTCTCAATGCGAGCATCCTCAACCACATTCACAAACTGTGGAGGAATCTTAACTTCCTTCAACCAATCACGGTCAGGTGTATAAAGTGCATGACCCACTTCGTGTGCCACCAGCATATCGTAAATCTCATTCGTAGCACCCTCCCACATTGGTAGAGTCAGAACACGAGTGTGGACGTTAAAGCAGGCAGTCTCAACTTTCTTGTGCTCAACCACAAGATCCTCAGTGGCAAGGAGTTTAGCAAGTTGGGACTTGATTTCGTGTCGAACGGTCATTGCTCTGTTGCGTATGAATGTATTATACAAAAAAAGGAGGTCCGAAGACCTCCCAGTAGACAGTTTATGAAGTGGTTATCAACCAACAATACTCTGTCTCCACTCTTCACTCATATTCACCATAATTGCTTCTGCTGCTTCTAGTGTATCAGCATATCCTTCATCAAGCAAGTGTGAAAGGATAATATCGTAGAGATCTACTTGCTCTGAGTATTTATCTTTCACCAAAGAGAGATAATCTGTCTTACGATTCTTTGCTTCTTTCGATTTTACTTCTGATGGTACATGAGTTTTATCTCTTACATCCATAATCTTTTTAGCTTGAGATAATTTTTTATTTGCCTTTGCAACATCTACATTTCTTGCAGTACTTTGGGGAGCAGTAGTAAATCTAGTTTTAATAGAATCTTTAGTTGCTTTCAAATTTTTCTTAAATGCTTGCCTTGCCATTTTGTCACTAGGGAGTTTTTTATAACCCTCATTTGCGACAACTTCTCTATCCCCAGTAAGTTCTTCATCAAGTTGCTGATTTTCAACAACTTCCAAATACGCTTCTTGAAGATTGCGAAGTTCTTGTGCGTCCATCTTTTTTTTACACTATAAGTTTATTTATATTTTTACATAATGAGTGTTTTTGCTCAGTAAGGCAAATCACTTCTTTTTACTTTATCCTTCATTGCTCTACTTCTTTCATCGTGTCTGGATGCTGACTCAAAATCACCAGTTTTAGATGCTTCCTTTGATGTCTTTTTAGCAGCAGATATTTGTTTCTTGATGCGTCTTTCTCTTTCTTTACTCACTGGTTGATAAGACATTTCTGCAACAAACTCTTGAAATGTTTTCATACATACTAACACTTTTAAATATTTATAAAAAAGAAGCGTCTCTTTGATGGAGACGCTTCTTGAGTGCTTGGCGACGTGCCTTTGCTTGTCGGAGTGCTTGAGGTTTAAGTTTTCGTTTTTGTTCTT